GGCTTCAGGCTGAAAAAAACAGACGCATAAGGCTTACGATTTTGGAACTTCTAAAGACGGAGTACCCGGGGGCGCTCGATTCAAAGGTGCTTATGTTTTCACTCGACAATCTGGGCTACCCTCTGGGGGGCGACGACCTCGATGCGCACCTCGGCTATCTCGAGGAAAAAGGCCTTGCAAGGGCTGAAAGGAAAAAGGGCTACGGCTTTAACCTCCTTTTCATATCTCTTACTGCAAAAGGCTGGGACCTTCTTGACGGCTCGATAATGGAAAAGGGGGTAGAGATATGAGAAAAACGCCTCTTGAGGAGAAACTCCTCAAGGACTTTCTTAAAGTGAAGAAGGAATACGAAAAATACTTTAAGACCCTCGAAAAACCGGATGCTCAGGCCCTTTCCGCATATGGAAACATTTTAAAGAATGCGGTTGAGCTGACCAAAAAACTCAGGCCCGAAGGCAAAAGCACAACGCAGGAAGATATGAAGCGGATTGCGGAGGAAATACTTGAGAGCGAGTATGGGATTAAGAGAAATTAATAACCCGCCCGCCCGCCCTTTTAATGGTATGGGGGCTTTGCCCCCATGCCCCCATAATCCCCCTATATCCCCCTTTATAAAAGGGGGACAAGAGGGGGATTTAAGGCAATCCACCACTTTACTAAAGGGGGGCAAGGGGGGAAAGGTAGGGGCGGGGCTTGCTCTGCCAAAAAAACCGGAATCCGTAAATCCTCGGGATCAAGGGGCGAAGCCCCTTATTAATAAATTGGGGAGGGCGGGTGGGGAATTCATAAAAAAATCCATTCTCCTTCCCTACCAGCAGCGCTGGGTCAACGATAAATCGCCTCTTAAAATCTGGCTTGCCGCAAGGCAGATCGGAAAGTCCTTCGCTATAAGCATGGAGGCGGTAATAGAAGCACTCTCGGCAAGGTGCACAAACCTGATACTGTCTTGTTCAGAGAGGCAGTCAAAGGAGGTCATGGAAAAGGTTTACTCCCACCTCAGATACCTCAAGGTGAGGTCCTTCGAAGAGATATCTCCGGAGTCGGAGACAAAGGAAGAGGTCAGGCTTCCGAACGGCTCCAGGATAATATCCCTGCCCGCAAACCCCGACACCGTTAGGGGATTTAGCGGAAATATCTTCCTCGACGAATTTGCCTTCCACAGGGATGCGGCGACTATATGGCGCGCAATGTACCCGGCAGTTACGAGAGGCTACAGGGTCCGCATCACCTCCACCCCGAACGGCAGGTCTAACCTATTCCATGACCTCTGGCACCAAAACGACGGATTCTCCAGACATAAAACCGACATCTACGAGGCGATAGGCGAGGGCCTGATGTGCGACATAAAGGAGTTGAGACGGGGGATATTCGATGCGGATGCATGGGCGCAGGAATACGAATGCAGGTTTGTGGATGAGACTACGGCATATATCACATACGAGATGATAGCAGCGTGCGAGGACGAGGGGGCGAGTAAGGAATTTTATATTCCCACCCGCCCGCCCTTTTCTGTCATTCCCGCAAGCGAAGCGCGTCGGGAATCCTTCCCGGAGAAAGATTCTCGCCCCGGCGAGTCGCCCGAGGAGACCGGACAAGCCGGAATGACAAAAAAGAAGGATGTAGGGGCAGGGCTTGCTCTGCCCGAAAAGAGGGCGCACCAAGGCGCGCCCCTACATGTCTCCGGGGCGTGGGGCGAAGCCCCACAAGATAAAATGGGTGGGTGGGCAGGGGATTTCTACCTCGGCGTGGACATCGGAAGAAAGCATGACCTAACCGTCCTCTGGCTCTGGGAGAAGGTGGGGGATGTCTTCTGGACAAAGATGGTGAGGGAGATGAGGAATGCGCCGTTCAGTCTACAGAGGGATTTTCTTTATTCATTGTTGGACGGGTCGTTTTTTGTAGGGGCGGGTTTAAAACCCGCCCCTACAATCCGCCGCTGCTGCATAGACTCCTCGGGCCTCGGCGCACAGCTTTCGGAGGAGGCGAGGGAAAAATTCGGAAGAAGGGTGGAGCAGGTTACATTCACCTCCACAGTCAAGGAAGACCTCGCAGTTACCGCAAAAAGGATGTTCGAAGAAAAAAAAGCAAGAATCCCCGTTGACAGGGAGATAAGGGAAGACATCCACAGCGTAAGAAGGTCTACAACAGTCTCGGGACATGGCCGCTTCGACGCAGACAGGAACGAACATGGCCATGCGGACAGGTTCTGGGCCCTTGCCCTCGGTCTTCATGCGGCGATAGGCTCCGATTCATGGAAGGTCGAGTATGCATCTACGGGCAGAAGGACATTTGCCGGGATTAAAGGCTACTTTTAGGAGGACGATTTGGATAAACCCATAACGGATGAAATAGCAGGAACCGAAAAAGACATATTTGCGGATTACATTGGAAGGATTGCTGCAGGGGATTACAGTGGAAGGACTTCAGAGCCTTTCGAGGAGCTTATGAGGGACCCTCAGGTGAGGGCTTGCATGCAGAGCCGGAGACTCTCCGTAATAGGAAAGGAGTGGGAGGTGATTCCCGCATCCGAAAAGAGGCCGGATTTAAAGATTGCGGAATTCGTCAAAGAGGCGCTTCTTTCCTTCGATTTCGACTCCGCAAGGTCATCCCTTCTTTCCGCAATAGTCACGGGCTTTAAACCTGCGGAAATCATGTGGGAGTATTCGGAAGGCTCGGTATGGATAAGGGACATCATAGGCCGAAGCGCGAGGCGCTTCATTTTCGGGAAGGATGGAAGCCTGAGGCTTCTCACATTTAAAAACATGATTGACGGGGAGGAGCTTCCGGAGAGGAAATTTCAGGTCTTCACATACGGCTCGGAAAACGGCTCTCCTTATGGATACGGCCTCGGACCGACACTTTACTGGCCCGTGTGGTTTAAGAAAAACGCTATAAAATTCTGGATGATATTCGCAGAGAAATTCGGCTCTCCGACTGCAGTAGGCAAATACCCGCCCGGCACGACGAAGGAGCAGCAGGATGCACTGCTTTCCGCCCTCGATGCCCTGCAGCAGGAATCCGCAATCAAAATCCCCGAAAACATGCAGGTGGAGCTCCTCGAGGCGCAAAGGGGAGGCACTGTAAATACATACGAATCCCTTCTGAGTTTTATGAATGCGGAGATAGCCAAAGCCATACTCGGCCAGACCCTGACTACCGAGGTCGGAGATGCCGGCTCGTATGCCGCCTCAAAGACGCATAACGATGTGAGGGCGGAGTATATAAAGGCGGATGCGGATTTGCTCTCGAACCAGTTGAATGCGCAATTGATAAGATGGCTCGTGGACTACAACTTTCCCCCCGCCGTCATTGCGAGCGGAGCGAAGCAATCTCGTTATCCCAAACTCTGGATTCGCACGGAGGACGAGGCGGACCTTAAGCCCCTCGCAGAGAGGGACGAAATACTCTCCCGCATCGGAGTTCTGATTCCGAAGAAATATTTTTATTCCACATACGGCATACCGGAGCCGCAGGAGGGGGAGGAGGAGCTTTGATAAACATATCCATAAAGACGGATTGGGCCATAGAAGCCATAGCCGGCCGCTTATCCGACCTGACGCCTGCAATGAAAAAAATCGGAGGGATTCTGAGGGCATCCGTAATGAGAAATTTCGAGGCTGGAGGAAGACCGGGATGGAAGCCTTCCATGCGCGTGCTTAAGCACGGAGGAAGCACGCTCGTAAAAACAGGAATGCTTAAAAATTCCATAAGTGCAGCCGGAGGCTCGAAGGGGGCAGTCATAGGAACGAAAGTCCCTTATGCGGGGGTCCATCAATCAGGCGCAAAGATAGCCGGGGCGTTAATACCGGCAAGGCCGTATCTTCTCATACAGGAGGAGGACATGGGCAGGCTCATAAGCGCAATAACGGACTACATCTTAGGAGGCAATCTATGAAAGACAAAAATCAGGCCGGGGCATGGATACCGGTTTTCAAAACAGGAAGGTGGACGGATTCGGGCGGCAGAAGCAGAAGCTGGACAGCCGGAGACCTCGACGGCATAGCGCAGAGTTACGATTCGAAAAGGCATGAGGCGCCTGTAGTAATCGGCCACCCGGAGGACAACTCCCCTGCATGGGGATGGGTAGAGAGCTTAAAAAGGGAAGGCGACATACTCTATGCAAAGCTCAGAGACCTTGTGCCGGAATTCGTGGATATGTTGGGCAGAAGGCTTTTCAAAAAAAGGAGCATCTCGCTTTATCCGGACATGACCCTCAGGCATATAGGCTTTTTAGGCGCAGCGCCTCCGGCTGTTAAGGGACTGCCGGACATTTCGTTCTGCGATGAGGGGGCATCTTTAATCGAATTCGATGAAAGCAGGATGAGCGATGAAAGAGGGCTTTTAAGGAGACTGAAGGAACTCCTTAGAGAAGCCCTTTACGAAGGCGAGGACGATTCCGGAAAGATGCGGGAAGATGCTGGGGTGCCTGCCGGTTTGGTCGATAAGGATGAAGCCTCCGCTTTTTCCGAAAAGGAGGCGGCGCTTAAAGCAGCAATCGAGGCAAAGGAAGCGGAACTCAGGAAGGCGCGGCAGGAGAGGGATAAGGCGGAGATTTCATCTTTCTGCGAGAGGCTTCTTAAGGAAGGCAGGCTTACGCCTGCGATGATGAAGATGGGAATGGGAATAGGGGGCTTCATGGAGGCAGTCTCATCCATAGAGACCGCATGGGACTTTAAAGAAGCGGAAGGGAAGGAGACCCCCCTCGGGTTTTTCAAGTCGTTTCTTTCGTCCCTGCCAATAGCGGTGGAGTTTTGCGAAAAAGCCGGCGGAGGTTTTCAGGGAGAAGCAGGAGGCGTGGAGAGACTTGTCTCTTCATATATGGAGGAAAACCGCCTCTCTTACAGGGATGCGGTCATTGCGCTCTCGAAGGAGCATCCGGAACTTTTTAAGAGATGAAGGAAATCCCCACCCGCCCTATTTTGTTTAAGGGGCTTTGCCCCTTAGACCCCGAAGGGGAAGCGGCAGGGGGACAAATGAGAAAGGAGGAACAAGATTATGATCGGTCAGACATCCGGAATCGAAAAATCGGTAAAGTGCGCATCTGCAATCGGGACTGCATACACGATTGCTAAATTCGGAGCCGATGACGACACGCTTTCAGCAGCAACATCGTCATCCGAAGAGTTGATAGGCGTGTTTCAGCACACGACAGCCGATGCCGGCGAGGAGGCGAGGGTTATGCTTACGGGCATATCGCGCATTGAGCTCGGCGGCACGGTGCAAAGAGGGGACTGGCTTACTGCGGATGCAAATGCAAAGGCAGTGAATGCCGGGCCTGCTCCGGGAGTAAACGCCTCCGTTATAGGAAGGGCGCTTGCATCCGGTGCGGCAGGGGACATCATACCGGCGCTTTTGGCACCGGGAAGGATACAGGGATAAAACAATATATGAACACCCGCCCACCCACCCTGATTGATTTAGAAGGGGGCAAAGCCCCCTTGACCCCCATAATCCCCTTTTAATAAAGGGGGACAAGAGGTGGATTATCTCCCCTTCCCTCGGGGAAGGGGCAGGGGGATAGGTGAATATATTGAAATCCATCTTCCTTTAGGGGAGGGCGGGCGGGATTAAAAAAGGAGGAATGAAATATGCCTGAACCAAAAACTCTTCATGTAGATGCGGTGCTTTCCAATCTTTCGGTAAAGTACCGCAACGATGACATGATATGGCCTCTCGTAATGCCCGTAGTGAAGGCGGGCAAGAGGTCCGATAAGTTCTTTAAATACGCAAAGGAAGACAGCTACAGGCTCGTTGACGACAGCATAGGGCCCGGAAGCATGCCGAACGAAGTGGACTGGGGAGTATCCGAGGACAACTACTCCGTAACCGACCATGCCCTCGGAGAATGGCTCCCGCAGGAGGCCATAGACAACGCAGACAATCCCCTTAGCCCGGAGGCGGACACGAACGATTTCCTGAACATGCTCTTGGATGTTGCAGAGGAAAAGAGGGTTGCGGACATCGTCTTTAATGCCGGTACATATCCGGCAGGAAATAAGGTCGCTCTTTCCGGCACCTCGCAGTGGAGCGGCTCTGCGGATGACCCCATAGGAGATGTGATGAGCGCAGTTGAGACATGCTTCATGAGGGCAAACACGCTCATCTTCGGAGTAGAGGCGTGGAAGGTCTTCAGACAGCTTCCGGAGGTGCTCGATGCGGTAAAGGCATCTACCCGCTATCAGTCCGAAGGCGGAGGGGGCTTTGCGACTGCTCCGGAGGTTGCGGCGCTTTTCGAGGTTGAAAGGGTGCTTATAGGCCGCTCCCGCTACATCACATCGAAGGAAGGACAGTCCCCGGCATACGCGCGTCTCTGGGGCAAGCACTGCGCCGCCTTGCATGCGGCAAAAACACCGGGCATAAGGACAATCACATTCGGAGTGACATTCTCGGAGATGCTCAAACAGACACAGAGGGACTTCGACCCCAAGCGCGGGGCAAAGGGCGCATATTACATAAAAGTCGCATGGAACTCCGACGAAAAGGTAGTGGCAAGCGACTTGGGGTATCTGATAGAGGACGCAGTAGCGTAAGTTTATAGGGGCGGGGCTTGCCCCGCCCCATTACGAAAGGACGGAAATGTACTCTACTTTCGACGACATTAAAAAACTCATCCCGGAAGAGACGATTATCCAGCTTACGGATGATGAGAATCTTGGCTCCGTCAATCAATCGAGAATTGACGAGGCCATCGCTCAGGCGGATTCCGAGATAGACTCTTACTGCGGGGGACGGTATACTGTCCCCCTTGGGGGCACGGCCCCCGGCGAAATTGTGCCCGACATCGTAAAAAAAATCTCCGTGGACATCGCAATCTACAACCTCTATTCGCGGAGGGTCGAGGTCATACCCGAGACGAGGGCCGAGAGATACAAAAACGCAGTAAGGCAGTTGGAGGGAATCGCAAAAGGAACGGTAAGCATAGGCGAGGCAGCCGCTCCTCCCGCGACAACAGCAGAGGGCGGGGTTGAGGGAAACAGGACGGATGAAGACAGGATTTTCACTAAGGAGACATTAAATGGATATTAATAACCCGCCCGCCCACCCTATAAATGTAAAGGGGCTGCGCCCCTTTAACCCCGGACCTCCCCTCAATCCCCTCCCTAGTAAGGAGGGGACGGGGGTGGGTTTTTTCTGTCATTCCCGCTTGTCGGGAATCCTTTCTAAAGAAGGATGCCGGACAAGCCGGCATGACAAAGGAAAAGACGGGGAGCTTCGAGGTTTTAAATGCCTAAAATAGCCCTTCCCGATGTATCGCTCTGGGGCCTCGATGCCGGACTTGAGACGGTCGAAGGCATAGGCCTGCGGCTTTCGGGCGTCAATACGGAAAACTTCAATGACGGCTCCCTCTCGTCTTTATATACATCCGGCGTTTCGGGGGGCGGCAGCGTTGTCGAGACATCCCTGCTTACGCTCAACGGAGGCGCATCTGCGGATGCGGCATTTTTCTATTACAACCGCCTCGTGAAAGAGACCGGGACGGAGGAATACAAAAGGAAGTTTAAGGTTCTTTCGGGAAACTACACAACCAATGTGATATTGCTCTGGTATGACACATCCGCGCCGACCGCTCAGGCATTGAGCGGCTCAAAAAGGCGGCTCTCCGTGGAGATAGGGTCAAGCGCAAACTTGCATATCGCATATCGGGATAGAGCTTATACAGCTTATTACTGGGATATGGTCAGCGCATGGACGACATTGCTAACCTCCTATACCCTCAGCTATAACACTGTCTACACTCTGATTTTAAAGACTACACCGGCTGGATGGAAAATCATACTTAAAAATGCCGATGAATCCGCAACGCTCATTGAGACAAGCTGGATAAGCTGGTACAGCACATGGAACGAGGCAGGGAAAAGCATGTGGCTTTTGGGCGGGGAAAACTACACGGACAGATGGTATTGCAAGATGGCCGTAACGCAGGATGTATTTCCGAAAGATTACGCCTCGAGCTCTCCGGCTGCGGAGTCCCCGTGGATTGCGATAGACGAGACCGGCCTCGATGCATCGCCCATCAATATTTATGAAAACAAAATCGCAGCGCTTTTGGGGCTTTCGACAGGCTCCATAAAATATCAATATGCCTTGAATGCCGGGGCATATAACGGAAGCTGGCTTACTCTGGCGCAATTACAGGCAGCGCTTGCCGATGCAGAGATAACGAACCATACACAGAGCCTTCGTCTCAAGGCGCAATTTATATCGGACGGCGCGCAGGCGGCGGATATGGATGCTGCGTCTTCTGTGGGGGCATCAGGGATAGACACATCTGCGACATATAATCTTCCCCTTGAGGTTATAGACATTTCGACGGAGTACGAGGTGGTGGAGATATGAGAATAATTTCCCACCCACCCACCCATTTTATTTTAGGGGGCGAAGCCCCCACGCCCCCGAGGAAAAATCTTGTAATTTTAAATTTCACCCGCTCCGAAATGATTTCGGGGGTATGGGGGCAAGCCCCCATACAATTAAAAGGGTGGGAGGGAGGGTTATTAAATTATGAGCTTAACCGCTAAGACTCTCATAAAAGGCGACAAGGTTACATTAAGGTTTCAACTTAAGGAGGACGGACTACCGAAGGACATCACGGGAATGACCTTCAAGTTCGGCGTGAAGGAGAAGCTCACGGATGCATCTTATAAGATAGGCCCGAAAGACGGAGCGATTGACGATGCGGCGCAGGGAAGGTTTTCATTTACGCTTACCGCATCGGATACGGCAAGCGCTTTTTCTGGAGTCTATGAGATAGCGATGTATGACGCCGATGAAAACAAGACGGTCATCACGCCCGCAAAGGGAGTGGCATTCAGGGTGATGGAGAGCATCGTTGACTGAAAAAAATAAAACCTATAACGACGAGGAGATTGTATAGCATGGCAGAAGTAAAAATCAACATAACGGCGGAAGACAGAGCAACTCGCTTGTAAAGATTAATACATTTATTTCGGCTTCCTATGAGCTGCAAAAATGCGATGGATAAGAGAAAGAGACAGTGCAAGAAATAATATGCCAATGCCAAAATCGCCGGAATTCATAAACTTAATTGAAATAAATATTGAGATCATTGCAACAAAAATGATTTCCCATGTAAATTCTTTGAAAATAAGCTTTACAACTTCTTTAAATTCCATTAAGGAGAGTATAGCATGGCAGAGGTAAAAATCAATATCGTAGCGGATAACAAAGCATTAAACATCTTATTTGTTAAAAGGACGAAAAAGAATTGTAATAAGAAATATGATTGCTAGAACTGTAAAAATTATATTTGCTTGTTTTCCTGTGACAGATTCCATTGTATCGTATCCCGTCCAAAGTATAATTCCGGCCATAAACAATATGAACAATATTTGAAAAATCCTCATAAGGAGATTATATAACATGGCAGAAGTCAAACTCAACATAATCGCAGAAGACAGGGCATCGGAGATTTTTAAAAATATTGTTTCCGCATTCGATAAGTTGAAATCTTCCATTGCTACTATCGATGGGGCGGGAAAAACCCTATCCGGCGGCATGGATGTCTTGACTCAGGCGGTCAATGCATCAACCGAGAAGCTGAATGTCCTTATTAATAAACTAAGCGAAACCATAGTCTTTTTGAAGACTAATGCACTTATAGAACTGGCGTCTGTATTTTCTAAGTTAACGGAATCGACTAAAGGTTTCAATAGTGCTATCACTCTTGCAAGAGGTATGCTCCCCGGCTTAATTGCAGGCTTAAAAACTGTTTCCTTAGCGGGTGCCTCTTTTTTTGCTGGCTGGAAGATAGGGGAGTGGATAAGCGGGCTTGAGGCAGGAGGAAGAACGATTCACCAATGGACAAAGGGCGTGTTCCTATGGTGGTCCGAGATGCTCGACGGCATCGTAAGAAAGGTAAAGACCACATGGGCGGAGTTGAAAATCACATGGCTTGAGGGGATAAACTCGCTCTTTGAATACGGAAAGAAGCTTCCGGGGTTCATAGGAAAAGGCTACGAAGAGCTTTCCGCTATGACCAAGAGCAAAATATCGGAGCTTAAGGGTGCAGTAGAAAGGCTTGGGGAAGAAGGGAAAAAATCCGAGGACAAATTCCGTGACATGTACAGGATTCTGGAAGAGGAAAGCATAAAATCTAAAGAAGCCTTTGAGGACACAACCTCGGCAGTCAAACAGGCAACAGAAAACATATCAAAGGCGATGACGGATTCCATGACGGCTCTGAATTTAGAAATAGACCCTTCCGCGATAAAAGGCATCGAAGAGCTTAACGCATCCATAACAGGGCTAAAGAAGGAAATCGAAACCCCTTATGCCTTCTGCCTCGATGTCTCTCAGGCAGTCAAGGCAGTCTCGGAAGTAAACAGCGCCATAGCCTCCATCCCGGATGTCACGGTGAAGACGGTCATCCTCCAGTATCAGACGCAGGCATCTCCTCTGATGCCTTTTACGAAAGGCATAGACCATATAAAGGAACTCATGGAGTCCCTCCCCTGAGAGGGGACATACAGGGTGAAGTTCCTCGGGCAGGCATCTCCTGAGAAGGGGCTTACGGAGACGGTTAATGATGTGATGGGGATGATAGGTGGACTGAGCGATTTTCTAAGCAAGCCATCGGATTTCTGGACGATTCTCTGGAGGGACGACCTCGGAAGGGCAAGGGGCGAGGCAGGGCAGATTACGAACACTATAGACAGGCTTACCGATTTCCTCGATGAGTATTCAAAAAATCTTAAAGACGGCAAGGGAAGGGGTGATGTAAATATAAATCTTGGGGGTATAACAATTCCGATAGATGCAAAGGGCGGCGAAAGCGCAAGGGAGATTCAAAGGGAAATAGCCGAAGACATGGAAAGCGGAAGAAGCCCGATAATCCCTGCCATAAAGAAAGCATTCAGCGAGGCTCTGAAATAGACAACCCTATTGCAAAGGAGATTTATGAATTTTGAAACCATAGAGGACAAGATAATCGAAAAACTCAAGGCCGGGCTTCCGCATCTAAAGACATGCGAGACATATGCCGGGCAGATGGAAGGAGAGATTGAGAGGATGCCCGTGCGCTTCCCTGCCGTGTATGTCGTTTATGGAGGCTCTACATTTGAGGAAATAGACGGACCGAACCACAGGGAGATTGTGGGCTTCTCCATTATGGCGTGCGCTAAGGACTTGCGCGGGAATGAGGCAATACGGAAGGAAGAAGGCGGGGCATACGGACTTGTGAATGATGTGCTTGAAAAATTAACGAACGAGAACTTCGGCCTCGACATCGAAAAGCTGAGGCCGGTGAAGGTCTCGCTCGTTTTCATATCGAAGATAATGGCGGTTTACGGGATAGATTTTCAAACGGGATTTGATAAGGAGTTTGAATGGGAATGAAGGGGAGGTCTTTATGGCGATTAAAAAATACAAGGCTCTTATAACCGGCACACATGCCCTGACGGGATTATACATCGAGGCGGGGAAGGAATACGACATCGAGGAGTCCCTTGCGGGGCAGGAGATATTCCAAATTGTAAGGGCGGGTTTTAAACCCGCCCCTACGGGAACGATAAACACAGGGGCGGGGTCTCCCCGCCCGCAAAGAAAAAATGTAGGGGCAGGGCTTGCTCTGCCCGAAAAGGAGGACAAATAAATGAGCAAGGCTGTAGGAACGGAAATAAAGGCGGCAGTAAGAAAGGCATCGGTCTGGGGCACGGCAAAGGCGTGCGGGGCGAATCACGGGCTGTTGATTCTGCCCTCGAACATTAAAAAGGACAGGGCGTCCATACCGGATGACTCCCTCGGGAACTACTGGCCTCCGGACTCGGACATCGGAGAGATAAAGGCAGAGGGAGACATACAGGCATACGGCAGATACGACGGCCTCGATGCCCTCATAGCTATGGCGATGGGCACATCCGCAATCGCATACACCGCTCCTTCGGTCTCCGGCACTGCCACGGGCGGAAGCACATCAACGCTTGTTGATTCAGGGAAGGCATGGACTCCCGATGCCTATATCGGCAAGTATGTAAAGATTACCGGCGGAACCGGCATCGGGCAGGTAAGACGCATCACGGATAACGATGCCACAACGCTCACCATCGACACGGCAGATGGCAACTGGACTGCCCCGGATGCGACAAGCACATACGAGATCTTCAACGCATATGCAACGCACACATATGACCTTGCGGATTCCCTCGATGCGCTTTTCCTCACATTCTGCATCTATAACCAGATTAATGTGGAGGAGGCCGCAAGCCTAAAGCCCACGGGCTTCACAATCAAAGGAGAGGTGGGCAAGCCCCTCGATATAACATTCAACTGCATAGCCATAGACAAGATAACGAACTCGGAGGTCAACACTTCCGTCACATTCGCCAATGTAACATTCAGGGAGACGGCAAACAGAGTCCTCTATTCTCAGGGCGTAATCCGCATGAATGCACAGGACGGGGCAGACTTCGGAGACGGTGATAAAATCTATCCGAAGTCCTTTGAGCTTTCATTTAAAAGGAAGATGGCGGGGATGTACGGAGTGGGCGGCGCCTTCGACAAGATAGACGAGCCGACAAACGACGGACAGCCGGAGGTGAAGCTCAAGTTAGAGTTCCCGCGCTATACGGCGGCCACATACTTCACGGACTGGGATGCTGATAACGCAAAGAAACTCGACATAACATTCACGGGCGCGGGGTCGAGGAGCTTTAAGCTCCAGTTCCCGAACCTGAAATTCGCATCCGTAGACCTGCCTATCGAGGCGGGCATACTCAAGCACCCTGTGGAGTTCAACTGCTTAAGCTGTGCTGTTGCGCCTACAGGGATGACGGGCGTAACGAAGCCTTTCAGAGCGACGCTGGTGAACACATACGGCGGCGACCCGGTGCAGGTAGGGAATTAAATTTATGGAATCCCGCCCACCCACCCCGATTAATTTAAAAGGGGGCTTCGTCCCCTTAACCCCCACACTGTGGGGTATGGAGGGTTTTTCTCCCCTTCCCTCAGGGAAGGGGCAGGGGGAAGGGTGAATATGAGAAATTTCTTTTCCCTTAAAGGGAGGGCTGGGTGGGTCAGATGAAATTTAAAGACATTTTTACATTGCCCTGCCCCTGCGATGGATGCAGGGCGGACGGATGCGGAGACAAGGACGGCATGGTCGTCCTCTGCACCGAGAGGATTGTCCCACCCACCCACCCTATTAATTTGGTGGGGGCTTACGCCCCCAAGCCCCCGAAGGGTCATCCGCCTCAGGCGGATACATTAAAGGGCGGTGGGCGGGAATAGATAGGAGATTCTTATGGAAATAGGCGCGCTCAAACAAGACGACTTTCAGGCATGGATTCCGTTTCAGGATGCGGAGGTTCTTATCCGCTATGTGGATATAGAGGAACTCCGCAGGTTGAACAAGCAGGCCACAAAGACCGCATGGGACAGGAGACATCAGAAGACAGAGGAGCTTGATGCTCTTGAGGCGAACAGGCTCTTAGGGAGGGCATCCGTGCGGGGATGGAAGAACATCACAATGGACGGAGAGGAATATCCTTACACGCCCGATAACTGCGATTTTCTGATGCAGAAGTGGTTTGAGTTTTCGAGATTTATAAACGAGGTCTGCACGGACCTTCAGGCCATGATGGATGCGGAAAAGGAAGCCGCAAGAAAAAACTCCTTGCTCACATCCGGGCAAGGTTAGAGTATCCGGGTGTGAGCTGCGAGAGTTGCAGGGAGATTGAGGAGGTGGACGGAGTGATTCCGCCGTGCGAAATGGAAATCCCGCCCGCCCTCCCTCATTATTTGAATGGGGGCGTTGCCCCCACCCCCCGGAAGGATAATCCCCCTATATCCCCCTTTAGAAAAGGGGGACGGGAGGGGGATTTGAATGTTATCCCCGGCGTCAATGCCTGCCTGATACCTCCCCTTTCGCCGGATGAGGCGAGGGTCTTAGAGATGCGCTCGAAGCTCATCACCTTAGGTGAGCTTGTGGGCAGGGAGACAATCCTAAAAATGTTCGGGGCAACGAAAGAGGACATAGAGATGCTTGAGGCGGTGGAAGGGGAGTTGTCAGCGATTCATCAAAAAGGCAATGAACGCGATACCTAAAAAAAGAAAGATGAAATACCACTTTATAAAAGTTTTTAAGAAGGTATTCATAATTTCATTATGAGGGAATAGATGGCGGAAGTCAAGATAACGATAACGGCGGAAGACAAGGCGACCACAACTATCGCCAAAATAAAACGCATGTTGGAGGAATTGGATAAAACCTTTAACCGGTCTGAATTTACTGCTGCTTCGATGGGGAATCCTGCTCAGTGGAAACTACTTTCTTTTATTTTTTTTGCTTGCCCAAATAATCCTGTTGGATATTATCATGGCTAATGTAAACAAAAAGAGGCCAACACTTAGACGAAAGGTAAGCATAACATTAATAGAAAGCGCAAATAACATTACTGCAACACCAATAAGTTCAAATTTGAATTCCCTGATAAATGCCTTAAAAAACTCTACAAAATATTCATCATTTTCCATAAAGGAGATTATAGCATGGCAGAGGTAAAAATCAATATACAGGCAAACGACAATGCAACTGCACATATCAATACTGTAAAGAGGAGTGTTGACGAACTTAATAGCGCTATTAAACGAGCAGATTTCTCTGCTGCATCAATGGGGAACATTCCAATAATAACAAGTATAGTTGCAACAGTTGTTGCAACTGCAATTGAAAGTTTAGCGCTCTTTTTCAATAAACCTATTAAAGAGGCGACCAGCGCCATAGAGTCCCTCGAAGGGAGCATCAAAGAACTCAACAAAAATATCTGCGGACTGGCAAAAAGCTTTGATGTAGTCAAAGAGTTTTCGGAAGCCGCAAAGAGGGTAGTAGATATTTACGACGAAAACATAGGGAAATATCTCAAGCGTGCAGAGGAGATAAAATCCAAGCTCCGGCTTCTGGACAAAGACTTCGAGATATTCAAGGACTTCGAGGCAAAAATCAAAATCAAGGGAGACTTCTCTGATTTGGAAGAAAAGCGTAAAAGACTGATTGAGGAGCTTGAGGGCGTTTGGAAGGAAATGTTCTCTCCTTTTACTCAGGGGCTATCCAGCGCATTATCGGAAGGCATCTCTCAAATAGAAAAAAGATTGAAGGAATTGGACAGTTACTTGTTAAAGACCCTCACCCTCGACATCTCTCAAGCAGTCAAGGCAGTCTCGGAAGTAAACAGCGCCCTCGCCTCCATCCCGGATGTCACGGTGAAGACGGTCGTTGTGCAGTATCAGACGCAGGCATCTCCTCTGATGCCTTTTACGAAAGGCATAGACCATATAAAGGAACTCATGGAGTCCCTCCCCGGAGAGGGGACATACAGGGTGAAGTTCCTCGGGCAGGCATCTCCGGAGAAGGGAATAACGGAGACGGTTAGCGATGTGATGGGGATGATAGGTGGACTGAGCGACTTTCTAAGCAAGCCCTCCGACTACTGGACAATCCTCTGGCGTGACGACCCCGGAAGGGCAAGGGGCAAGGCAGGGCAGATTACGAACACCATAGACAGGCTTACGGATTTTCTTAGAGAGTTCCTCGCTGCGCCAGTGGGAAATATCGATGAAGCTACATCATATTACAACCCATGTTAAATCAATTTGACCGGTTCTTTTTAAATGGGATATTGAAACGAATGCGCCTCGCAAATAGGAAAACTAAAATCAGCAATGCAAATCCATAGAAAGGGCGGCTCACAATAAGGTCTATGGATATGACAAATAATACTATAAGTATAACGGCTAATTCCCATCTAAACTCTTTGAATACATGCATGAAAGGAATTATAACATGGCTGAAGTAAAAATCAACATAACGGCGGAAGATAATGCCTCTTCCAAGCTCATCAATGTCAAGAACAAGGTGAATGAAATAGAAAAAGCTTTTGAACATACGGAATCCTCTATAGTATCGAATATAGATAAAATACTGAGGCTTACAGGTGCTGTTGAAGCAATAGAATGGTTTGGTAAAAAGTATAAAGATATTTTTTACGAAATTTCAAGACTCTATAGGGAAAAAAGCATCTTTAAGGAAATCGCCGAAGAACAGAAATTCCTCAACGAGCGTGCCCAAAAATACAATGACCTTTTAAAAGAGCTTAATTACTCCTCACTGAAGGACCTTAATAAGGCTATCGACGAGGGAGCTGTTGTATGGGATGCGGCATCGAGGAAATTTGTCGACGCCGCAGTAAAGACAAACGATGCCTTTGAAACAATCACTGATGGCAACATAAAGCAAATGCTGTCCGAACTTGAGCTGCTGTTTAAAGATTTCGACTTGTGGAAAGATTTCGAGGCAAAAACCGGACAGAATGTAGATTTTTCGGTTCTCGAAAATAGGTTCAAGGAACTCACGAACTCACTGGCAGGTGCTTTCTCTTCTGTGTTTGCAGACGCTTCAAAGGCACTCGATGAAGGCGTATCCGTCTTTGAAAACCGTCTCTCGGGGCTCGATAAAAATCTCTCAAAAACCCTTACCATCGATACAGGCTCTGCGGTTCAGGCAGTTAAGGATTTAACGACTAACATTGAAAGCATTAATGTGGAGAAAACCTTTCGCCTCGATATATCCTCAGCCTTCTCTGCTATAGAACAGGTCAAATCCGCCCTCGCCTCCATCCCGGATGTCACGGTGAAGACGGTCGTCATGAAGTATGAAACGCAGGCATCTCCTCTGATGCCTTTTACGGAAGGCATAGACCATATAAAAGGCCTTATGGAGTCTCTTCCCGGGGAGGGCACATACAGGGTGAAGTTCATGGGGCAGGCATCTCCGGAGAAAGGAATAACGGAGACGGTTAGCGATGTGATGGGGATGATAGGTGGACTGAGCGACTTTCTAAGCAAGCCCTCCGACTACTGGACGATTCTCTGGAGGGACGACCCCATGCGGGCAAGGGGCGAGGCAGGACAGATTACGAACACTATAGACAGACTGACGGATTTTCTTGAAAAGTATTCGAAGAATCTTGAGAGCGGAAAACAGGGCAATATTACATTTTCCCCGACCATAAATATAAATGGGTCGGGCAAAGACGGCGGGGCTCTGGCAAAGGAGATAGACCATGAGCTTGCCGGGATGTGGAGGGCGGACAGGAGCGAGCTTAAGAAGGAGGCAACGAAATGAGCCTCTTGAAATGCTGCTATAAAAACATTCTCGAATCCTCGACCGTAAGCCTTGCTGCCGGCACGGAGGACTCAAGTTATCCTCTCTATCGCCTCTATGACAGAAATATAGGCCGTCTCTTTAAGCCTTCTGCGGCGGAGACGATTGAGATTAAGATAGACCAGGGCGCATCCGGGGCGATAGCCGCAGATAGGCTATTGATTCCCGCAGGCCACAACCTCGATGGAATGACGCTCGACATAAAATATTCGGACAACGATGCCGATTATACGAATGCAGTCGACCAGTGGGTGCAGTCAGGCGGCGGACTTATAGATAAGTCATGGACGTCCATCACTAAAAGATACTGGAAGTTCATAATCACAGCGCCCGCCTCCATCCCGCAAATCGCAGAGCTTTTTTTGACGCAGACATACGAGTGGGAGAGAAACCCATCGAGGCCGGCGGGACCTTTCGATTCTCAATTCAACATCGAGAGGATTGAGTCCTCGGGAGGGCAGGTTCAATACCTCGTGAAAGGAGACCCGAAGAAGCGGAGGGTCTATCATGTTCCGCGGTGCGGGGAGACGCAGAAGGGGAACATCCTCGGCCTCAACAATACGTGGGCGGGGGCGAAGCCGTTTTTCCTCTGCGACCACGAAGGGGTGTGGCTCTTCGGGGAATTATTGAAAGAGATAAACATCAAGGAAGAGGCTTACGGGAAGTATAGTTTTGATTTTGAGTTTTTGGAGGTGGTGGGATGACTATCACACAGGCAAGAGACTGCATAAGGCTAAAGCCTGTCTGCCTCGCAGAAATCACCCTCAAAAACGGAGGACCGACGCTTTATTTCTCCGACAGGAACATCACCGTGGGAGGACAGATATACGAGGACTATTTAGATGACCTCGGGGGCCTTGGAGACGAACTTCATCGCTCCGACTCCTCGGCCCTGAATGCGGACATCTCCCTTTCATTCAAAAACGGCAGATTTAAAAATTATAACTATCTCATTGAAATCGGGGAGACATACCCCTTTGAGGGGGCGGAGGTCGTCATAAAGGAAGTCTATCTGGACGACGACAATAATCCCTCGAGCGCAGAGACTCTTTTTAAGGGCGCCCTCGATGAGCCGACGGATATAGACCTTCTAAGCTTTCAGTGCAGGGTCTCATCCATGCAGTATTACAAAGACAGGCTCTGGATGCAAAACATAATCGACAATATCTCATGGCCGAATGCGTATGAGGACGTGGGGAAGGTGGAGCCTTTTACATACGGCTCGCAGATATTAATGCCTGCCCACCGTGTGGACTGGGGGGCGAAGACGACTCTTAAAAATGAAATCAACGCTACCCAGACAACGAATATAGAATTATCCGACTCATCCCGCATTCCCTCGTCCGGCTCCATCTATATAGACGATGAGAGGATTTCCTATACGGGGAAATCGAATAATATTCTCTCCGGAGTTGGAAGGGGAGCATACAGCACGACCGCCACATCCCACAGGGGAGGGGCGGAGGTCTGGCAGTATAAGACGAATTACGACAGCCTTCTTGCCTCACAGGAACTTTACGGCGTGGGGGATATTTATGCAGAGATAGCCGGGAAGCTTTTAAGGGTGACATCCGGCGTATCCGCCTTATACACCGGAGGGAAGCACCTTTTGAGGGCTACAGAGCAGATAAAGGTCGATTTGAGCGATATAAAAAACGAATATACAAACTCAGAAAAAACAATTACCCGTAAAGCATCGAACCTGCCCCTGCAATGGGATAATACCCTAACGATACAGACACTCTCGTTTCCTAACGCTCCCGCAGGAACGCTTGAAAATATTAAGGTACGCATCTGCGTTGCTATTGCAGTTACGGCCACGCCGGTAGGGGATTCGGATTTAATGGTTGACATATCGGGCTCGAACGATTGGGTGAAAATCGCAACCGTGAAAACAGACAAGACAATTATTTGGCACATGAACAGCGCCTTCGATGTAACGGTGTCAAGCTGGAGAAACAGCATTAGGTTAAAAATGACAGCGGGCGGAGGCTATTATGCTACCATTTATGATGCAGAGGAGACAGCATCTATAACTTCCGCATTCGACGGAGACCCTGACGGTGGGCTTGCAATGAAAGACGCAACGAATATTCCCGCCCAATTCTCCTCACCAGGCTATCCATATATATATTTTCCTTCTGCCCTCTCCGGCACATTAAAAAATATAAGGAAAAGAATATCATGGAAAGTAGGCGTTGTGAGCCCGCCCCCCGCCGATAAATATTTCAAACTATATGGAGGTGCAACCATAGCTGTCGTAAAAGCGACTACGGGCGAAGTTGTTCAATATATGCCCTCCACATTCTATATTTCAACATCTCAATGGGACGTATGGCAGCGCTTTAATGTAGAAGCGCTTTCCACAGTGATATGGACCGTCGATGCCGCAGATGAGGAATGCATATCGAGTGATGCGGATTCTCTTTATAAGGCCGAAAATATTACGCGGAAAGATGTCTCCCGTTTCCACGCCCTCGTCTCCGGCTATAAAGACCCGGACGGCAATTACGGAGGCGCCGGGACTCTCATAGAGAGGCCGGATTATGTGATGAAGCACTTCCTCGTTCAGAGAATGGGCTTTAGCCTCTCCGATATAGATGCCGCATCCTTCAACGCGGCAGGGGCTTTTTATGCCTCTGTCATATCCGGCGGATATAAGTTCGCATTTATTGTAGACGAGAAAATCAAGCCCTCGGAGTTCATTCAACAACTTGCACGGGAATGCCGGAGCAGCCTTACATACAGGGCGGGGAAGTGGTATCTGAATGTCATACCTGATGCCGCGCCGTCTCCTTTAAAGACGGTCGCCTCAGGCGACCTTGCAGGGGAGGACGGAAGTTTTGTCTTCTCAAAGACCCCTGTCGTTGACATTGCAAACGACCTTACGGCGAAGTTCAAACGGGCATATACAAAGCAGGATGCCTCCGAATCGGACTGGCTCGGCACATCGAAGTCCTCTGATAGTGCCTCCAAAACCAAATACGGCACATACCCGAAGGAATATGAGTTTGAGTTTGTCCGCCTTCAGGCTATGGCGGACAGCGTCCTCGGTCATATGCTCAAGCAGTCCAAACAGCCTTATCTGATTGTCTCCTTCCCTGTCCTCTGGGGGCATTTCGATTTAAATGTCGGAGACACCATCGAAATCGACAACCCGCTTTACGACGGCAGGAAGTTTTATATCGAGGAGATTAAAAGACAGGGCAAGGGCAGGGCGGAGGTGAAGGCGGTGGAGTGGTGGGTATAG